TGCAATGGACCCTATATCTATAATAGCTGCGGCTACGACAGCTTTTAATGCACTCAAGAAAGGCATTGAAATTGGTCGAGAACTGCAAGATATGGGTGGTCAGCTATCTCAATGGGCTTCCGCTATTAGTGATCTTGAGTTCCTTGAAAGACGAGTCCAGAACCCGCCGTGGTACAAAGCGTTTAGTTCTAGTGTTCAAGCAGAAGCAATAGAGATATTTGCAGCTAAACACAAAGCGCAAGCCATGCGTGACGAATTGAAGCAGTACGTACAGTTCTCACATGGACAGTCTGCATGGAACGAACTGCTGGCTATTGAAGCCAAGATACGTGTGCAGCGACAAGAGCATGAGTATCGCAAACAAGAGATAAAAGATAACATCATATCTGGTGTGCTCTTGTTCCTGTCGCTCACAAGTATCACCGCTATGCTTACGTTATTTATTATGGTCTACGTGTCCTATGGTAATTGATTTCGACATCAACAAAGACGGCAAAGTGTCTCCAGAAGAAGTAGAACGTCGTGAGCGTATGCTTGAACTGGAGTTGCGTGAGGAAAAAGCAGACGCACAGAAACACATGGCATGGGTTGCAATGGCAGCTATGATTGTGTTCAGTGCAATCCTGTTTAGCCCGATTGTTACAGATGAGCGTGTGTCTGCACTGGCCGATCTGTTGGGTCTGTTCTACATCGCACAGACAGGCGTAGTTGCTGCATACATGGGTGCCACTGCCTACATGTCGAGCAAGGCATCTGTATCCAGTCGCAGTGCCGCAATGTCGGGAAGTGAAAAGGATTACTGATGGCCGAGTCTAACTTTGAACGAGTGATGCGTGAAATCTTCCACCATGAAGGTGGATATGTAGATCATCCTGCCGATCCGGGCGGTGCTACAAACAGGGGTGTCACGTTTGCTGTTCTTCAATCTTGGCGCGGTAAGCCGATTACAAAGCAAGATGTCAAAGACCTTACAGAAGAAGAGGCAATGGACATCTATCGTATGAACTACTGGCGTCCTACCAAATGCGATCAACTGCCCGCTGGTGTTGATCTTGTTATGATGGATGGCTCTGTCAACTCTGGCATTGGTCGTGCGCCTAAGTGGATTCAACTTGCTGTTGGCGTTGAGCCTGATGGTAAGATTGGTCCCATGACTATTGCTGCAATTAATGATGCTGATCCAATAAAAGTTATTGACACTGCCCTTGATGCTCGGCTAAACTTCTTGCAGCGGCTTAAGCATTGGGAAACTTTTGGCAAAGGCTGGAAGCGTCGTGTCGATAGCGTACGTCAAGTTGCTAAAGACATGGCTAAGTAGTGGGCAAGTGGCTTGTAGTATTTCTATTCCTGTCATCCTGCTCTGGCCTTCCATTAGGATTGCTAACAGGTGGTGGTGGCACTAATGCCGCTGCGAATGTTCAGGCAGGCAAGACCAACAATCAAACTGTTGGCATGTCTGAACAGACATCTCAAGAGATTAAAGTAGAAACAGTACAGGGTACTATTCAGCAAAGCAAAGATAGCAACAGTGTTCGCACAGAACGAGTAGAAAACCTAACGATCAACCAAATACCTGTATGGGCTATTCTATTGATACTGTTGGGTTGGATACTTCCTACACCACAACAAATGGTTAAAGAAGTAATGCAATGGTTTGGTTTTGCAAAACACAAACAAAAGTATAGGTAACATATGGCACGTGAACTTACAGATAAGCAGAAGGCTTTCCTTGAGCACCTCTTCGATGAGGCTAATGGTGATCCGCTTGTAGCCAAACGGCTTGCAGGCTATTCGGAATACATGCGTACTTCTGAGATCGTCAACAGCCTTAAAGATGAGATCATGGAAGCTACGCAAATGTATATGGCACGTAATGCTCCTAAAGCTGCCATGTCGCTTGTCGGTGCTTTGAAAGACCCTACTGAGCTTGGCATTCGTGACAAGATGAGTGCAGCCAAAGAACTGCTTGATCGTACTGGTCTGGTTAAAGTTGAGAAGATGCAAGTTGAAGCCAAAGGTGGTGTCATGTTGATGCCGCCCAAAAATGCACATATAGAAGATGATGAATAGAACTGTAGGTAAATGGACGCTACCACAACCACTCGGACTGAAAGATGAAAATGAGTGGCTACCTGTTCCAAAGATTGCACGTACTATTCCCTTTGGCTATCAAGTCGATCCAGATGATGAGCACGTACTACTGCCTATCAAGAATGAATTGGACTTGCTTGAGAAGGCTAAAGACTATCTGAAACAGTACTCATATCGTGAAGTAGCTAACTGGTTAAGCAGGAATACTAACAGATATATATCGCATGTAGGCTTGAGAAAACGAATAGACGATGAGCGTAGAAGAAAAAACAAAGCTGGAATCTATCGCAGATGGCACAACATTGCGAAAGCGGCGCTCGCCAAAGCGGATGAACTCGAACAGAAACGCCTCAACGCGAAAGCAAACACCGACGAAAGTGGAAGCGGCACCGAAGCCGGAAGCACCTGAGATTATTCGTATCGACAGTGAGACACTTCCCGAAGAAGAATACAACGTTGTCTTCAAGCCTAATGCTGGTCCGCAGACTGAGTTCCTTGCTGCTGCTGAACGTGAAGTACTGTATGGTGGCTCTGCTGGTGGTGGTAAGTCGTATGCCATGCTTGCTGATCCACTACGCTACATGGGCCATCCTGCATTCAGTGGACTGCTTCTGCGCCATACTACAGAAGAACTGCGTGAACTTATCTTTAAGTCTCAGGAAATGTATCCTAAGATTTGGCCGGGGATCAAATGGTCTGAGCGTAAAATGCAGTGGACCGCACCATCAGGTGCCCGTCTATGGATGTCGTATCTAGATCGTGAAGAAGACGTGTTGCGCTATCAGGGTCTGGCATTTAGCTGGATTGGCTTTGACGAATTGACGCAGTGGCCTACGCCGTTTGCATGGAACTACATGCGCTCTCGTCTTCGTTCTACTGCCAATGACTTGCCTGTGTACATGCGGGCCACTACCAACCCCGGTGGCCGTGGACACAATTGGGTCAAGAAGATGTTCATTGATCCTGCTCCTGCAAACAAGGCATTTGAGGCAACGGATGTCGAAACAGGAGAAGTGCTACGCTATCCTGACAGTCATCCTAAAGCTGGCAGGGCACTGTTCAAACGTAGGTTTATACCTGCACGGCTAAGTGACAACCCGTATCTTGCTGAGCAGGGCGATTACGAAGCAATGCTTCTGTCACTGCCCGAGCAACAAAGGCGACAACTGCTTGATGGCGATTGGGATATCAAAGAAGGTGCAGCCTTCACTGAGTTCAATCGTAACATCCATGTTATTGAGCCGTACAAAATCCCGTCTAATTGGGTGAAGTTTCGGGCGTGTGATTATGGCTACGGCTCCTACAGTGCAGTGCTGTGGTTTGCTGTAGCGCCTAATGAACAGATTATTGTCTATCGTGAACTGTATGTCCGTAAGATGCTGGCTACTGATCTTGCTGACACGATCCTCAAGATGGAAGCTAACGACGGCAATATCAAGTATGGCGTTCTAGACTCGTCCCTGTGGCACAAGCGTGGCGATACAGGCCCATCTCTGGCAGAGCAGATGATCATGCGTGGATGCCGCTGGAGGCCCTCAGATCGCAGCAAAGGCTCTCGTGTGGCAGGTAAGAACGAAGTACACCGCAGGCTGCAGGTAGACGACATTACTGAAGAGCCACGGCTGGTGTTTTTCAATACGTGCATAAATACGATTGCACAGATTCCTGCTTTGCCTATCGACAAAGATAACCCAGAAGACATTGACACTAAATCAGAAGATCACTTGTACGACGCATTACGCTATGGTATCATGTCACGACCGCGCTTTAGTGTCTTTGACTATGATCCAACAGGTAGACCTTCTGTTGGTATGAGAGTGGCAGACGCTACATTCGGCTACTAAAGGTAACTCAAATGGCTAAAGATAACGATGTATTTATCGAAGACGACGCTGTTGTACTCGGTGATACAGCCAATTCTACTCAGGAAGATGCTAATACTAGCCGCATCATTTCTTATGTCATGGAACGTTTCCTTCGTTCTGAAACAGTACGTCGCCAAGATGAAGATCGTTGGCTCCGCGCCTATCGTAACTATCGTGGTATCTATGGGCCGGATGTCCAGTTCACAGAAGCGGAGAAGTCTCGTGTTTTCATTAAAGTCACTAAGACAAAAACTTTGGCGGCGTATGGGCAAATTGTCGATGTTCTCTTTGCTAACAACAAGTTTCCTATCTCTATTGATCCGACTGAACTACCCGATGGAGTAGTTGATAGTGTAAACTTTGATCCTATGGCTCCTGACCAACTTCGCACAGGAAGCCTTAGTGATCCTATTAGTCCGTATGGCTATGCTGGTGATGGCCGTGAACTGCCCAAAGGTGCTACTCGCAAGACACTTGGCGAAAGCATTGGACGCAATCTTGGTGAACGACTGCAGAATGTCAAAGGCGTAAGTGAAGGCCCCGGCGTAATGCCGACTTCTGTTACGTATGAGCCTGCAATGATTGCTGCAAAAAAGATGCAGAAGAAGATTCAAGATCAACTTGATGAGTCTAATGCAACCAAACACCTTCGTAGCACAGCATTTGAGATGGCATTGTTTGGCACTGGCGTAATGAAAGGCCCGTTTGCTGTCGATAAAGAATACCCCAACTGGGACGATGATGGCGAATACAACCCCCAGTTCAAAACAGTTCCGCAAGTCACGCATGTGTCCGTATGGAACTTCTATCCCGATCCTGATGCGAGCAATATGGATGAGGCACAGTATGTGATTGAGCGGCA